AAATTTATTGACCGCACTATATCTGAGATGTATCAGGTTGGCGGTGTAGACATGTTTGTGCACAAGTATCTTGGACCACAACTACACGGTGATGATAGTTCAAGTGTCAGCGGCGGCACCCAAGACGCTACACAGCCAGCATACAGCACCGAATCGCCACTGTTTATCGAAGATTTGTTCTTGCTTGAAAACAGAGATCGAAAATATGACGACGATGTTTACGAAATGCGAGGCGTGTACAATTCACAAGATGTTGACTTTGATTTAAGCCAGTTTGGTTTATTCTTAAACAACGACACACTGTTTATCACATTTCACTATAACTTTATGATTGATACAATTGGTCGCAAACTGATGAACGGAGATGTACTTGAGTTACCAAATCTCAAAGATTTCCATCCTCTTGATAGTGGTATTGCCAAAGCAATACCCAAGTATTATGTAATACAAGATGCATCATTTGCTAGTGAAGGGTTTAGCCAAACTTGGTTACCTCACCTGTGGCGTGTTAAAGCAACTCCGCTAGTAGGCGCACAGGAATATCACGATATTCTTAAAAAGCCATTCGAAGTTGACAATATATGGGACAACGGAAACTATTACCCAAGCGGTAGTATTGTGCTGTTTGGCAGTCAGTATTATCAAGCAAAAATTGACACACCAGTTGGCGTTGAAATTGATAACGAAACACACTGGAAAGAAATTACGCCAAAGACACAGTTAGAAACATTTGGCACTGTTGCTAAAGACCGTCAGATCAATGATGCTATTCTCACACAAGCAGAGTATGAAGTTCCACTAAGTGGATACGACACTGTGGAATTTTATATCGTACCAACTAACAAAGATGGCACACCGGCAGATCCCGATAGTTACACAGTAGACAACAACGGTATTACAGTTGACACAACCGAAGTTGATGTTGATGGACAGCCACAGTCTCCAAGAGCCAATGGATACACGCTAGGCTATTTAACTGGCGACGGTATTGCGCCAAACGGCTTGCCAGTTACACCAGGTATTAGTTTCCCGCCTGGTGCACAAGAAGGAGACTTTGCATTGAGACTCGATTACTTCCCAAATAGACTCTTCCGCTACAACGGCGCACGTTGGGTTAAGTATGAAGACAACGTGCGAACTGATCTTACACCTGGGCCTGACAATCAAACACTACGTAGTAGTTTTGTTAACAATACCAACAAAACCGCAACTGCGGATCGTGGCGAAATACCACAGCGTCAAGGGCTTAATGATATACTTAAACCACAGGCTGATAATTAATGCAACAGTTTTTTTACGACGAACAAATACGCAGATTTTTACTGCAAGTTACAAGAGTGTTTAGCAACTTTCAAGTTGAATACGGACGTGACGAAGATACAAATGCAGCTACGTTGTATCGAGTTCCTGTGCGATATGGTGATGCAAGCCGACAAGCAGCAACTATTATGCAACAAAATAGTGCCAACGCTTTACCAAGTACACCACTAATTACTTTTCACGTTACCAACTTAAACTACGCTCGTGCCCGCATGCAAGAACCTTATTATGTTGAGAAACAAAATGTAAGGCAGCGTTATTGGGACGAAGACACTGAAGCATATGAAACTACCCAAGGCACTGCATTTACTATTGAAAAACTCATGCCTGTTCCATATGATATGGAAATCAATGTTGACATTTGGACATCAAACACTAATCAAAAATTGCAATTACTAGAACAAATACTAACACTGTTTAATCCAAGTTTAGAAGTACAAAGCACTGATAACTTTATTGACTGGACTAGTCTTAGTGTGATGTACCTTGAACAAGTTTCGTGGAGCTCTCGATCAGTCCCGCAGGGCACAGACAATCCAATTGACATAGCAACTCTGAGATTTATGATGCCAATTTGGATTAGTCCCCCAGCTAAAGTTAAAAAACTTGGAGTTGTTCAAAAAATCATTGCTAGCGTGTTTGATTCCAGTGGTGATTATTCAGATGCAATACACAACAACGATTTACTGTTGGGCACAAGACAGAAATTTACTCCATACAATTATCAAGTGCTATTGTTAGGAAACCAATTACAAGTACTACAGCCAAGTGCAGTAGTACTCAATAACGACGGTACACAAGTTCCAACTCCTCCGTCAAGCAATCTTTTGTGGCACGCAGTAGTTGACTTATATGGTTCTCTACGCAATGGTATTAGTATGGTACAGCTTGACAATCCATACGATGATAGTATTATTACTGGCACTGTTGCTTATCACCCAACAGATGATCGATTCTTATTGTTTACTGTGGATATAGACACTATTCCACAAAACACACTGGACGCAGTTAATGCAATTGTAGATCCGCAACGAAAGGGACCGGCTACAACAGCTGGATTGCCAGCAGCGGCCGCAGGGCAACGTTATTTGTTTATTACTAATGCAACCGGAAGTGCTAGTGGCAACGCGGCTGCATGGAGAGGAACTGATGGTACCCCATTGGTAGCTGTTACAAATGATATCGTCGAATACGATGGCACACGATGGAATGTTGTGTTTGATAGTGCAAACCAAAGTGGAGTACAATACACAACAAACATAACCACTAGTATACAATATCGATGGGCTGACAACAAATGGCTCAAGAGTTACGAAGGATTGTACCCAGAAGGTGAATGGAGCCTAGTACTTTGATTGACGCCGTTGGTGTTTGGTTTTATAGTATAAAAACTGATCGGTATCTTTATTTACTACGCAACGATCCTAAAAATCCTGGATGTTGGGGCTTGCCTGGCGGTAAGGTTGAGATTGGCGAAAGTTTAAGTAGAGCTATCCAACGAGAATGCCAAGAAGAAATTGGTATGTGGCCAGAGATAGTTAAACTTGTGCCAATTGAAAAGTTTACTAGTGCCGACAGTAATTTTAGTTATCATACATTCTTTTGTTTAATCGACGATGAATTTACACCCATGCTTAACTACGAACATCACGGTTATGCTTGGATAGATTCTGGAATTAGACCAAGGCCGTTACATCCAGGCCTGTGGACTACTATTAACTTTGAAGAGGTATTAGAAAAAATTAATACTATTAAGAAGTTTCATATGTCACAAAGAGAAACAAACTGACTGTACTTCCAAGTAGCAAAGTTTTTGTTGTGTCGCCACATTGTTGGAGTAACAACATTGTCGCTTACATGAATAAATTTCACAGATGGATATGATTCCATAATTGCGTTTATTTGGTTAACAGCCGTGTCGTCTGATGTGCCATCGATGTTTGTTCCGTCAACTCCAAGTAGAAATATTTCTTTGTGACCATCAAAACATGCCAACCATGTTGCAACTGCAATTGAGCGTCCTCTGTAGCCATAAGGTACAAGATAAAATTCTCCTGTAGTAGTAATACAATTTCTTGCATTGCTGTACACAGATGTTTTCTCAGTGTAGTTAGATTTAACAAGTTTGTCTAGTGTCGGAATGTCAAATTCAACATAGAAATCACATTTTAATTCTTCCCAACATCCTTCGGCTCCGTAACTTTGTAGCCGTTTACGTGATAAATGCCCGCCTGTATGTCTTTCAATGTGATTGCGAAGATGAAATTTTCCGTGTAGCTTGGTAGTGTGGCGACTATCGCCGTGTCCAATTACTGCGGCACGGCCTGAAATGTGCTGATTTTCAATTGGATTATCAATCCATTCACGTTCTTGATGTTTTTTACCATCTTTGATTGTATTATTGATAATAACAAATTCGCCATCGTAATCTGTGCGATATCTTTCAGACATGTTTTTATTATTACCTTTATACTTTTAACACGCATTCAACTAATTTTTCTGCGGTGTCTGTGTTAGATTCAAGTGCGATACCAACCATACTACCGCCGTTAAACGATGTGCTTGCGCAACCATTATTATCAACAAAAACTACTTGTCCTTTTGCAACTGCGCCAATTACCCGAACTGGCAAGCGCCCTTTAAGACCAATGTACTGGCCTTCTGCTGCACTGTTCATCATAACAGCTGGGTCTGTTGAAACAACACCAATTGCAATATCGCCTATAGATGAAGCTTCTACATCGTGCCCTTCATCAGCACATACTGCAACTACGGTTCCTGGAGCTAAATCTGTGTTGGTTGAATACTTTTCTGCTAAGTCAGCGTATTGTGCTGACGTTGCTGTTGCTGTGATAGTACCAGCACTAAAGTTACCTGATCCATCACGAGCTACAATAGTACTTGCAGTGTTAGCACTTGTAGCGTTTGATGTAACAGTAAATGTTCCACCTTCGCTACTTGAACTACCACTTAGTCCTGTACCTGATACGGCACCTGTGGCCACATAGTTTCCGGTTGTGTCAGTTCCTAGTGCAACACTGTTAGCTGCGATGGTTGCAGTTAACGTGCCACTTGCTAAGTTTGTTAGTGTAACACTACCACTTAAATCACCAGCAAGTGTAATTGTTGGATCAGCAGTGTTGGTTGTTGCAATACTAACACTGCCAAGATTGGTCAATGTACCCGCACCAGTTACTGCACCTGTTAGTGTAATTGTTGGATCTGCTGTATTAGTAGTTACGATATTGATAGCAGAACTACCATCAAA